CAGCGGTACGTCCAAGAATGGACCGACAACATGTCGACCAAGACCAAACCGAAGATTACCAAAGCGGCAAAAAAGGGGCTTACCAAGATTACGTTTTTCCCTGACTTTGCGCGATTCGGAATGACGTCGTTCGAAAACGAGGACATCGTGTCTTTATTCGAGCGTCGCACGTACGACGCGGCCGCGTGTTCCCCTCCGAACGTCAAAGTGTTTTATAACGGAAAGAACCTCGGGATCAAGACGTTCGAAAAGTACGTCGATTGTTACATCGGGACCAAAAAGGAAGCGACGCGCGTGTTCGAAACATCCGCGGACGGGCGGTGGGAGATTGCGTTGGCGCAGAGTGACTGTGGGTTTCAGCAGGTGTCGTTTGTGAACGGTATTCATACCAGCATCGGTGGAGCGCACGTGGAGTACATCGGTTCGCAACTGGTGAAGCGTATCACGGAGCACATTCTGTCCAAACACAAGGAACTCAAACTCAAACCGCAGCACATCAAGGACCACATGTTTCTGTTCGTGCGAAGTACCCTAACGAACCCGTCTTTCAGCAGTCAGACAAAGACGGAGTGCACGAGCCGCTGGAAGGATTTTGGAACCAGTTACCGGATTTCAGAAGACTTTGTCAAGAAAGTGCTCAAGCTTCCGTTCATTCACGATATCATCGCCTTGGTGAAGCACAAAGAACAGCGTGACCTGAACAAGACGGACGGGCGAAAACTGTCCGTTATAAAAGGCATTCCGAAATTGGAGGACGCGAACAAGGCGGGGACGATGCAGTCAGAGAAATGTACGCTGATTCTGACGGAGGGGGACTCCGCCAAGACGTTCGCCATCAGCGGTTTGGGGGTGATCGGGCGCGACTATTACGGAGTGTTCCCGCTGAAGGGCAAGCTGCTGAACGTGCGTGACGCGTCGGCCAAGCAGTTGGCGAACAACGAAGAGATTGTCAACATCAAGCAGATTATGGGACTCCAAAACAACAAGGAGTACACGAGCACCCGGGACCTTCGTTACGGACACGTGATGATTCTGACGGACGCGGACGTGGACGGGTCGCACATCAAAGGGTTGTTTATCAATTTCATTCACGCTTTTTGGCCGTCGCTGCTCGAGAACGTTCCGAATTTCCTGACGTCGATGCGTACGCCGATACTCAAATGTGTCAAGGGAACCCAGTCTCGCGCGTTCTACACGAAGCAGGACTACGATCGCTGGAAAGCGATCACGCGAGACAGTGGGAGTTGGAAAATCAAGTACTACAAAGGTCTGGGTACGAGCAGCGCGAACGAGGCGAGGGACTACTTCCGCGACCTCGAGACTAACAAAATAAACTACTCCTTTGACAAAGAGCAGAGCGCGGACATCGATCTGGCGTTCAAAAAGACGATGACCCACGAGCGCAAACGGTGGATCGGGTCCGCGACAGACACGGTCTTGGACACTGAGACGAATACCACGGTCTCCGTGGCGGACTTTATCCACAAGGACCTCATCTGGTTCTCGGTGTCCGACAACGTGCGGTCGATTCCGAGCATGGTGGACGGTCTCAAGCCGAGTCAACGGAAGGTCTTGCACGCGTGCCGGAAAAGGACCAGCAATTCCGAAATCAAGGTGTCGCAGTTGAGCGGGTTCGTGTCGACCGAAACGGCGTACCACCACGGCGAGCAAAGTCTGATGGGTACGATCATCAACATGGCGCAAGACCACGTCGGCAGCAACAACATCCAACTGTTGTTACCCAAGGGTCAGTTTGGTACGCGACTGATGGGGGGCAAGGATGCCGCGTCTCCGAGGTACATCTTCACCCAACTCAGCGCCGAGGCGGACAAGCTGTTCCATAAGGACGACGACCCGTTACTGACGTATCTCGAGGATGACGGAACCCCGATCGAGCCCGTGTACTTTGTGCCGACACTCCCTCTGGTGCTTATCAACGGCACGACGGGGATCGGTACGGGGTACAGCACGCAAGTACCCTGTTACAATCCGATCGACATCCGGGCGAACGTGACACGGCTGCTGAACGGTCAGGAACAAGTCCCCATGACCCCTTGGTATCACGGGTTCAAGGGCACGATCACCGAAGAGTCTCCCGGAACCGGAAAGTACACCACCCGCGGAACGTACAACACGCTTGCCAAAGACACGGTTGAGATTACCGAACTACCTATCGGTACCTGGACGAACGATTACAAGGAGTTTATCGACGGTATGTTGGTGAACAACGAAATCAAGGGGTACGAGAACCACAGCACGGAAACCGACGTACGGTTTGTGATCAAGCTCAACGTGGACTCGAATATCTGCGAAAAGAAATTCAAACTCACGAGCACGGTCAACACGACCAACATGCATCTATTCGACGCGAACAAGCAAATCCAACTGTACGAGTCCCCCGAAGCGATTGTCGCCGATTTTGTAAAACTACGACTCAAGTACTACACCGCGCGAAAGGAGCACCTGCTGAAAACATGGAACGCGTCGCTCGGGGAACTTTCGGAAAAGTATCGGTTTATCCAACTGGTGATGGACGACAAGGTGATGGTGTTCCGCAAGACCCGACACGAGATCATCGCGCAGCTTCGTACCCATGGGTTTGAAAAAAACGCAGACGAGACGCTCCTCGGGATAAAGATCTCCGCGTTCACGTCAGAGAGTTTGAGTGTACTGGAGACCCGCATCGCAGAATTCCGTAGTATGATTCACAAACTGACCGACAAGACCCCGAGTCAGATGTGGTCCAGCGACCTACTGTAAATTTATTAACTTTAAGAAAATAGAACTAAATAACTAAAGAAGAACATGTTTGCGAAAAACATGCGTTGTTTTCATAACAAGGTCAAGTCTCAATTGCTATCTCAAGGTGTCCAAATGAGTCCGAACGGTAAAACGCTACTGGATATTGGGTGTGGTCGAGGAGGGGATTTGTTCAAGTGGAACCATTATGGACTGGAACACGTGTACGCGTACGACCCAAACCACGCGTACATTCAAGAGGCGAAACGCCGTTTGAGTACGAGTGGTTTGAATTGTAATTACGTCTTTTCCACCGACGTATTAGTAAGTGTCGAAAACTATTTCGACGTCGTTTCGTGTCAATTCGCCGTCCACTACCTTTTTGCGTCGGACGACCTTTTGAACACACATCTAGAATATGTCGCGCGGATGTTAAAACCAGGAGGGGTTTACATGGGTACGTTCATGGACGGGGATGTCGTGATTCGGCGCGTTGCGCAAGATAACTGTTTTGCAAACCAAGCCGTGTGTGTTCGTATTCCATGCATGGATAAAATTCATCAAGAAACAGCGGTGCCCGTACACGTACATCTGGCTGGTACGTTGTATTTTGGTGAAACGTCGGTCAGTCACGAATTCCTTGTAAAAAAAGACGTGCTAACGCGGCGTTGCAAAGAGGCTGGTCTACGACTGGTCTCGTACACTCCGTTTGAAGTGTACAATTCGCAAATGAATTTCAAAATGGGTAGCGATTTCTCCGAATGCAGCTACATGTATACCTCCTTCATTTTTCAAAAGAATTCCACTTAAAGAGGATCGCAACTATACATTAACAAAGAAACCAATTACAAAGAAACCAATTACAAAGAAACCAATTACAAAGAAACCAATTACAAAGAAACCAATTACAAAGAAACCAATTACAAAGAAACCAAAATGAGCTTCCCACTGCATATGAAAACCGGCTTCGGGGAGGCTACCGAGAATGATGTGGACCAAGTGCTATACAAACGCATTGGTAGTATTTTAACTTACTTTATGACGAAAGCAATCGATGTGGGTGCAGTGTACGTGAAAGCGGCAGGGCGCGATACGTTAACCTCGACAGACATTTTATACGCGTTACAATACCAAGCACAACACTTTACCGATACATTAAACGACGACACGTGCTTGGAAGATACTTTGGCAAATTTCGAAAATGAAATGGAATCCGAATCTGAAGAAGAAGAATCAGAATCTGAAGAAGAAGAAGAACAGTTTACGCGTGCGGAGTCTACCGATGACAACCCGATAGTTTCGGCAATGAACCGGTGTCATGATACATGGGACGAGTGGGTTCCACAAGACCACATTCAAGTACTCATCAAACGAGCGGTGGATGATATAAGAACGAAGTTATAAAAAAAAATCGATTTCTTATTTTTGTTATTCTGTAATTGTTACTGTATTTTAAATAAAATGCGATTTCTTGATTTGTGTGCGGGAACGCAATCGATTCAGAAATCTTTACCGAAACATGTGGATGTGACGAGCGTGGACATTTGCGCCAAAAACACCCCGACGATTGTATCGGACATCCGCACGTGGAACTACAAACGACAGTTTCCGAGAGGGTACTTCGACGTCATATGGGCGAGTCCGCCGTGTACACAGTATTCGATTGCCAGGACCGTGGGGACTCGAGATTACATAGAGGCTGATTCGATCGTGAAACGGTGTCTAGAGATTATTCAATACTTTCGACCACCGATGTGGTTTATGGAAAACCCTGGTGGTGGTGGTAAGTTACACACCCGACCGTTTATGTGTAAATGGAATCGGTACAAAAACGTATGTTGTTACTGTCGATACGGCTACCCGTATCGTAAAATAACAAATATATGGACGAACCGTACAAAACTTGGTTTGAAAATTTGTAACAAGACCACTCCGTGTAGCGCTTTTGCCAAGTACGGACGACATCTTTGTACCGCCCAAGGAGGTTCACACCCTCAACGAGACTTAGGTACGAACACATCGAGCGCTTATTCCGTTCCGCCAAAACTTATTCGACAGTTAATAATAATAAAATGATCCACGAATGTACCCCACATTGTCCGAATCTACCGTACACCGAGCGTGTGTACGAGCGACTAATTGACCCAAACCAACCAAACAACAAACCCGCCGGAGAGTACTCCTGGCGAAACGCTCAAGAACCCAACAAGAAGTGTGACTTTGTTTACATCATAATGTTACTTGTAGTGATATGGTTACTAAAAAACATGAAATAAATTGATTTCATTTCAAAATGTTTGTCACCAAAGGATTCTTCGGAAGGTATCCAAAGTCTCGGTTGTTTTCGGAAGGCACGTTGTCGTGCACGTAGACGTTCCCGAGAGACTCGGTATGTCTAGTCGATACAAACCCTTGTGGGTTTGAGGATATACGACTGGGATTATCGTCGCATCCGGAACGCGTCAAGTTCATGTCGTGCGTCATCAAATTACTCGTTTTCTGAATGTTAGGCTCGTACCCAGACACAATCGCCTTTTGGTACATGTCGACTTGCGCGTCGGTTCTCGTCGCATTGGAGATGTACGCCCCGCGCCCGGTCGTGTTTTCCGCGTTATTTGCGCTCCCACGAAGCGTGGAACGGTTCAGTGGGTCGGTCGGAACTTTAGTGTGTCCGCCGGTATTGTTGAACGCGGTACCGATGTATGCCTGGTGAGTGCTTTGACGGTGCGTGGGTTTTGCGTCGTTCATTTGCTGAATCGTGTGTCCTCGAACGCCACTACCAGCCCCGTAATAAGCGCTGTTCACCCCGGTCTGGTCCAGAGTAGGCTGTCCACGCTGCGTAGCGCTGTCTACAGCGGAGACGTTGTACGTCCCGAACTGATTACCGGCCACGTTGGTACGGTGCGTATTGACCGTTTCTCTTTCGGTGGCGTGGTGTAAATACTGTGCGTTTTGATACCCGCCAGGGTTCGTTCCGACAAACCCCCCGCCTAGTGGGGTTCTTGCCCCCATAGTGCGATCGGTATCGCGCGTGAACTGTTGGCTCGTATACGTCCCGCCGTTGGAAAACACGCTACCGGAGTTACATGTGTTTAGGTTTTCGCCGTTCGTGGATTTCAAATGGTAAGGTGCGTTTTGTCGAGGCGCGGAGACCGCCGCCGGAGTTTTGGCGTGGAAAGGACGTTCCCCAACCGTTCTCATTTCATCGTCGGTTAGATTTAAACTTTCGCGCGTGTTTTCAAAAGAGTCCAAGGGTCGGTTCGATATCGCACTACCTCCATGAACGACATCACCCGCGAAAGTGTTTTTGCGATACCCGTTGACGTTATCGGGCATGATTCGGAAAAATTGATGAAACCCTCCATCCGACGACGTGACCGGGTCGATCCCCAAACCAGGACCCACCTGTTGCTGGACGACGGGGGATGCGCTATGGTCTTTACCACTGAGTGAGTTCTTGTACACGTCGATATTCGGCTCGAACAAACTACCGTGCATATTGGCAATGCCACGAACCGGTGAGGGTGCGACTATTTCCTTTTTAGACATATGGTCCATATTTCCCAACCCAGAAAACGTCTGAAGGCGCCGATCCTTCAGTGACTCGTTCGTATTTTGTGACTTTTCGCTACGGAAGTAGGGAAGAACCACCTGGTCGTTTTGTAAATGACGCCCAACGTCGGCTTTGAAATCGGCTTCTAAATCCGCTGTAGTACTCTGCCGGGGCGGTGGTGGTGGTAAAGGGGTGAGGAGGTTTACGTTCTTTACGTTCTTCACGGGTGTGTTGAGGTATCCGAAAACACCGAGCAGACCTAATGCCACCAATTCCATTTTTTCTTATGTTAACAACAAATTATTTATTTTCAAGCGTACTTGGCAATCCAACGAGACGGTGCTCCGAAAAGGGTCTGATTGTCGTAACTGTTGTTCTGAAAGTCAACGGGATCAAACCGATCCAAGGTTCGTTCGAAGTAACACGACTTGGACATACGCGTTTGTTCACCAAACTCGGGTTCGTAAGACTGTGCGTGATGAGACGGCGCGACTTCTTTCGCTACCACGGTCGTCGGTGTGTTATACACCGGCTCGGACTCTTTTCCGCGAATTAGCGCGGTTTCCGTGTCGACGTTCGTCTTGGAGTTGGTCAACCGACAGTTGTACGTGCACGGTGTTTGCATATTCATGAAATTTTCTAGTACGTAACTTTCCACCTTGTTGGATTGCTGTTCGCGTGAATAAACCATTTTTTTCAATTTACCATTACTTAAAGATTTAAATTCCTGTAATTGGTTCGTGTGCTTACATTTCCAATGGTATCGTGATAGTGGGTTTGCATGGGCGCGGGTAGTTCGATGCGGTCAAACACACCCTGTTCACGAGGCGCGCACTCCACCCGCGTCTGTCCGTGGAACAACATGGACTCTACGTCCACGGGACCGTCGTTGCGTGCTTTGAGAGGAGCCGTGCCGAACAGTTCGGTGCTGGGGGCATCACCCACTTCGTTGAGGCGCGTGGGCTTCGAACGAAAGTTGGACTCTATATCGATGTCGCGAAGACCCTGTCGCGACTGATACAAGCTACTTATTTCCGGCATGTGATAGCGAAGAGGTTTGGTACTGTTGATGGTATGCGCCCTCTCTTCGTCTTTATCGTAAAACGTGCGGGAAAACATTTAATTCTTTAACATTAACGGTAATAAATTAAATCAACACGCTTTGATTGTCTTCTCACATCGCATGACTTGGTCGGGGTTGTAAAGCCAGTTCGCAAAGCCGGTTTGGTCGTTCGTAGGCACGGTATAAAACTGACGCTGGGAGTTGTTTTTCCCGTAAATGTCCCAATGACTCAAGGGAAGATTATCGTGAAACGCTTGATGTACCTGAGCCGCCGTTGTCGGGTTGTCGTGATTCACGGGACAGTTTTTCGTAATGTCATGCACCCCAATGATCGGATTTCCCATGGAGTTGTTTGAACTGATACTGGGGCAGTTGAATGACACTTCGGTTGGTGGGCGCGAATGAAGATGTCGTGTTTGTAGTGGTATTACGTTTTTGGGGCGCGTCATTGTTGTTACGGTCCCTAGAAGGGCTACGCACACACCCCAAATGAAATAATTTACAGACTTTTTCAATAACGATAGGATAATCCCATAGTAAATGACGAGACGTGCGAAAGCGTTGGTCGTGCGTTCGAAAGGCCATAGCCCTAGCTTTGGGGACAATTGCGAGAAATCGTGAATCCAAATAGTATTACTTGATTTCATTTAAATAATACCAATAAATTAAAATGTCGGGTTTTCGTCTAGCTTGTACTCACAAAACGTGACGGGTCGTTCCTTGTAGTCGATGTTGTTGTACAACCCAGCACGTGCGGCGGATCGTATCAACCAGCGGAACGTGTCCCAAAAGTCCCGGTCGTGGGCGTAACGTTCGGTGGCCACGTGCGCCAACTCGTGCATCACCACGAAAAAAGTTTCGTTAAACGAGTTCAGGTTTCCTTTCTGGTCGTGTAGACACACGGCGATATAACGTCCCTTGTTGAGATTGTAGGCAAAGGCGCGTCGGTTTTCTTCGTGTTCCATTTCTCCGAGTTTCCCGGACCAGTTGTGTTTTATCTTTTCGGTACGTGGATCGGTCGGGTCCAACACGCTAACGAGTTTATAGGCGTGCGTTTTGAGTTTTCGAAGAAACGCACCGATTCGCGGATCGCCGGAACAACGCGAACGCCTATTTAGGACCACCGCCACCACCACTACAGCCAGGACCGCCAAAACTGAAAACGATAACCCTCGCATTTTTTTTTAACATAATAGACTCTTTTTAAATATTCTTCATCATACTCTGTACTCCAGACAGTAGCATACTGGGGTCGAGCGCACTTTCGCCCATCTGACTCGCGTATTGTTGGGCCAGTTGCTCGATGCCTTGCATCAGTCCCGACGGAATGCTATTGATCGTGGTGCCGAACATGAGTAACGTGTTGAGATGCGCCCAAATAGCCTCCTTCGTGTTCGCGGTAATATCGGGAGTTTCCCAAACACTCTTCAAATTCAGTTCCTGATTGAGCGGATTACTCGCATCAAGCATCAACGTTTCGTCCTTGTTCATAATCTGATCGGCGTACGGCCCGACATGTTCCATAAACACCATCAAGACCTTGCGAGGATTCGTCTTTTTGAGCATTTCGAAAGAGCTTTTGTAAACCTTAATCTTAGTCTCCGAGGGAAACGTCAACGCGAGTTCGTCAATAAAGTGCTCCATCATCACGGTAAAGGAACCGATGGTGCTCTCCGATGTCATTCTTATTTAGATTATTAAAGTCGGTTATTTTTAAATGGTTTTTCCGCGTTTTGAAATATTGTAACGCTAACAAAGCAAAGATCCCGGTGATTAACACGACGCCTAAATAATTGCCCGTGTTGTTAAACCTTTGTTGCATTTTCGACTGAACTTCTGCAAGCTTCTGGTGGTACTTCATTTTACTAAGTAATCTGTTTAAAAATCCTCATCCATACCGAATGCGTTGAGTTTGTCCGACGTCAACACACCCGCTTTCGTGTACTCGCCTACACGACGCTCGAAAAAGTTGGTCTTTCCGGACAAGGAGATGTGTTCCATAAAATCGAACGGGTTTTGTGTTCCGTAAATCGTCGAGTATCCGAGCTGGAGGAGCAACCGGTCCGCCACGTATTCGATGTACTCTCCCATAAGCACGTCGTTCATTCCGACCATGCGACACGGGATGGACTCGATGATAAATTCCTTCTCGTTGTCGACCGCTTCCGATACGATCGTCACAACCTCTTGTTGACTCGGTTTGTTGACTAGGTACTTGAACAACATCACTGCAAAATCTTGATGCATGCCTTCGTCTCTAGAAATCAGTTCGTTGGAGAAACTCAGGCCGTGCATGAGCCCGCGTTTCTTAAGCCAAAAGATGGCGCAGAAGGACCCCGAGAACATGATCCCTTCGACGCACGCAAAAGCGATCAGTCGTTTCGCAAACTCCGGACAGTTTTCACGGCAAATCCATTTCAAGGCCCAGTTCGCCTTCTTTTTCACGGACGGAATGGTCTGGGCCCCGCGAAGGAGGTGTGTCTTTTCGTCTACGTTTTGAACATAACGGTCTATCATCAAGCTGTAGGTCTGACTGTGAATCGTCTCGTTGAACTGCTGCACGCTGTAAAAACTCTTGGCCTCCGGTATCTGCACCTCGTCGCTAAAGTTCCGCGCGAGATTCTCGTTGACAATTCCGTCCGACGCGGCAAAAAAAGCTAGAATATTCTTGATAAACGTACGTTCATTTTCAGACAATTTCGCGAAATCAGCCTCGTCCTGTGAAAAGTTAATCTCACCCACCGTCCAAAAAGAGGCGACCAGTCGTTCGTACATGTCCCACAGGTCCGTGTACCGTATCGGAAACAAGACGAAACGGTCCGGGTTTTCAATCAGTACGGGCTCTCCGTACTTTTGAAGGAACGTGTCGGTGGTGTATGCGCGCGCCCCGTCGTGAAACACTGGAAAGGACTGGAAAATAGTTTCCTCCTCTTGCGCAGCGTTTATCTCCTTGAGAAGGGAGTACAAGTTATTTTTTTTGTGAACAGTCACGCCGCGGATGTTGTGCGTTTTCAATAAACGCTCCGCATCATCGCACCGTGGGCAATCCTCCTTGGAGTACATCTTCAGGTTCGTCGTCGTCTTGACTAGAAGTTCCATCTTATATTACTATTCATTTAAATCCTTAAATAAGCGTGGTTTCTTGATCGTACGATAACAAGGAGCCGTTGCTCCATAAAATTTTAAGAACGGTACCCGGTAACATGTCATCATTGTGAAACATGTGTTTCATTTGCAGGTGCTTGTTGTGAAAAAAGTCGTGTTGAGGCCCTGCAAACTTGCAGACCCGACCAAGCACATGAGCCTCGATATTTTCATCCGGGTTTACGAGAACGGCCATGACAATCTTCCGCCCTGTAAACGTAACAGCCTTGGCGAGGGCGTCGTGTGAAGGACCGGGATCCTCGGGACGGGTACGTACAACTCGATACTTCTTGTCGCGTTTCCACGTGAAACGATACTCGATACTTTCGTCGGATGACTCGTCGTTTTCCGGTATGCTAATATCCTGACCGCTCGTATACCGATCTGTTACATCCTCTTCGCCGTCTATCCCGAAATACCGGACCACCTTGTACACAACCAACGGAGGTGGCTTGGACGTAATACGATTCAAAAACTCGGCGTAAAACGTTGTGATACGTGTGTAATAATACAACGCGTTCATTAAAAAAAAGTTGACGTAGCTCATTTTCATTTAGTAATACATTGTTTCTTTAAATCGTTTTAAAGTTAATAATTCTGTTTACCGATAATGTCGTTAGATCAACGTCATCAACAGAAAGTGTCCGATCTCGACAATCGGCATACGCTAATAACCACCTTACACACGACCATGCGGCGCTTGGAGAAACAAAAGGTACAACACGCGGATGATATATTCGAAGTGCTCCGACTCGACGACGAAATTCACCAAATCCACGATCGTGTTTGTGTGTTGTCGCAAAGCACGGAGACGGACTATCTCATGAAAGTGTCGACCGTCTTGCAGGAGCATAACGAGCTTTATCACCCGGACAAAGAGTTTTCTCAAATCGTAAGCAGCGACCAAGCGTCCATTTGTAGCTACGTCGAAAAGAAATCGCAGAACAAGCGCGGACAGTTGCTCACGTCGTACATGCACAAGATTGAAGGAAGCCACAGCACGTCGGCGGCGCACACACCGACGGAGCTCCAGCCGTCGATCGGTACCCACGGAATTATGTGTCGCGACTGCGACGTTCCCATGCGCTTGTCGACGAACGAGTCGTACATCGTGTGTTCGAAATGCGGGAACCACGACGTGTATTTTGAACCGAGCGTGTCCGGTTTGACGTACGAACAAGAACTGAACACGGACACGAGCGTGCATTTCGCGTACAAACGCATCAACCATCTGCGCGAACTTCTCGCGCAACTACAAGCCAAGGAGCGTTCGGAAATTCCACACGAAGTCATCGCGAAGATGCAGGCGGAGTTCAGGAAGGCTCGAGTGGTCAGCGTCAACGAAGTCACGCAAACCAAGGTGAAGATGTACCTAAAAAAACTGAACCTCAACAAGTTTTACGAACACGCGCGACAGATCACAAACATCCTCAGTGGCAAGCCGCCTCCGATCATCTCCGGTGAGCTGTACGAAACCCTCGTCAACATGTTTCATGACATCCAAGAGCCGTTCGAAGAGGTTTGTCCAAAGAACCGGAAAAACTTTTTCAGTTATTCGTACATTTTGTACAAGTTCTGCGAGCTCCTCGGTGAGATTGATATGATGGAACTGTTCCCTCTGTTGAAGAGCCGGGAGAAGCTCTACCAACAGGATTGTATATGGCGCGATATTTGCAAAATCACCGGTTGGGTGTTCCACAAGAGCGTCTAAAAAAAACGAAAATTACAAAAATCATTTAAAAAAGAAACGCGTTGTAGCTGTAATAATGGAAAAGGTTGATCATTTGGAAGAGGATACGATACAAATACCGAGCCAGCGATTCGCGCTCATTTCGATTGTGTCACCGACGTCGAATCAGAAATTCAGCACGTGTGCGCTGAAGATTCGTGGAGTGTTTGCGACGGAGGACGAGGGTAGACGCCATGCGGAGAAACTGTCCAAAGTGGACACGACGTTCGATGTGTTTATAGTGGACATGTACAAGTGGCTACCGATCCCCCCCGATACCGACAGTATCGAAGACAAGGTGTACCAGGACAAGGTCCTCAACGATCTGATCCAGGGACACAAGGAGCAACAAATACTCGTCAAGCAACACTTTGAAGAACAAAAGAAAAATAACATGAGTCATGTGCCTCCTCCGCAGACCGTGGCCGAAGAAGAACAAGAAGAAGAAAACACCCCTCTGAGTTAGTTTTGCTTTTTGATTGTGATTGTGTTCTTCTTAACAGTCTTACGATATTGATTTTGTATGTCTTTTATTTCACGGTCGTCGTGTTTAGGGTCGTACAAACGATTATGGGCGTTCCAAAACCTGGGGTGCCCGACGCGAAAAGATGTTTTAGGATCGAACAGTCGAGCCTTGTACCAGAACACGACGTCTTCGATTTTGTTACTCTTGATCGTATTATCAAGAACGATACACTCGTAGTTTTCGGTGCAAGCGTCCATAACCTGATTAAACATATCAAACGTGGGAAAAATCCCGAAAAAGTTTTTATAAATCTTTTCCCGATTCTGTAGGATGTTTTCTCTAAACACAAATATGTAGTCGATATTCGACCGCAGGTCGGGAGACAAGTCCATACAATACTGCATGGTTAACATGAAAAACACATTCCAATGACGCCCGTTGTAAAAAATTTGCCGCATGATCTTCTCGCGTAAAAACTTTTTGTCGTACATGCAGTCGTCCAGGATAATAAACACGGGCGTGTCGCGTTCACCGTTTTTGATGAGCGCGCGTTGTCGCGCCACGACCTTCTCTATCACATCGGAACGAAACTCGTTATAGATGAACAAATCCGGAACAAACTCTTGATAAAAGCAATTACCCTCCTCCGTCCCCGACATCACCACACCCGCAGGCAAGTGCTTTTTGTGACACATGATATCTTTTACACACGTCGACTTTCCGCTCATGCGCTTCGCGATATACACCACCACCGAATTGTCTCGCATCGTTTTAGGGTTGAACTTTTTGATCTGAAGATTCATTCGTGTGGTTTTACTTTATTAGGCTTCATTTTTCTTCGCAGCAAACCGCGCGCACGTGTGTGTGTGTGTTCTTTACGTTGAAAATCAACGTATTTTTTTTCTCTGCTTTAATAATATTAACAAACAAACATGGGAGGAGGACTTATGCAACTTGTAGCCTACGGCGCCCAAGACGTCTTCCTGACCGGCAAGCCCGAAATCAGCTTCTTTAAGGTGGTCTACCGCCGCCACACCAACTTCGCCATGGAGTCTATCGAACAGACCTTCAACGGTAACGCCTCCCTCGGTAGCCGCGTGACTTGCACCATCAGTCGCAACGGCGATCTCGTCACTAACATGTGGCTCGAGGTCACCGTCAGTAAGGACACCGAAGTGGTCAACTCCCTCGGTCACGCCCTCATTGAGTACATCGAGCTCGAGATTGGCGGTCAGCGCATCGACAAGCATTACGGTGAGTGGCTCGACATCTGGTCCGAGCTGACCCTCCCCGAAGAGAAGCGCGCCGGGTTCAAGGAAATGATCGGTCGCCGCGACACCGGTACCGCCACTGCGCTGGAGTCCACGAAGCTGTACATTCCCCTGCAGTTCTTCTTCAGCCGCAACCCGGGTCTGGCCCTGCCCCTCATCGCCCTCCAGTACCACGAGGTCAAAGTCAACATCCAGTTCCGCGACCAAGGCAGGCTCGATCTCAGTGCTGGTGCCAAGACTCTCGCGATCTCCAACCCCCGCCTTTTTGTCGACTACGTCTACCTCGACACCGACGAGCGTCGCCGTTTCGCCCAGTCCTCCCACGAGTACCTCATCGAGCAGCTCCAGCACACCGGCCCCGAGACCACCCGTTCCTCCAACTTCCGCCTTAACTTCAACCACCCGGTGAAAGCTCTCGTGTGGGTGGTCCGCCGCCCAGATGCCGAGCCTCTCGAGTGGGGTACTAATGTAGTGAGGACGTACAACGCCGAAAGTGGCTACGACGGCGCCGTTCCCGCGGGCGATGCTTTTGAGACCTGCAAGCTCCAGTTCAACGGCCACGACCGTTTCACCGAACGCGACGCCTCTTACTTCCGTCTGGTCCAGCCTTACCAGCACTTCACCAGGATCCCTTCCAAGTACATCTACACCTACTCTTTCGCCCTCAACCCGGAGGCTCACCAGCCTTCCGGTACCGCCAACTTTTCCCGTCTCGATAACGTGACCCTGACCCTCAACAAGATTAACGACGCAGCCAAGATGGGTAACGATTCCGAGCTCCTGGTGTACGCCATCTCGAACAACGTGCTTCGTATCCAAGCGGGGATGGGTGGCCTCGCCTATTCCAATTAGAAGAATTTTCTCCCTTTTTTTAAAAAAATAAACTAAAAAAAACACTTAAATTCAATTAAACTAAATTAACTAAAAGAATTACCATTTTTTGTTGTATTACATTCGAAACTTGAATAAAACAACACGAAATCGTAATATAAAACCCTTTTACTTAAACGTGCCTCTTTGCTGGGGGGAAGGGGGTGGTTTTGGGGTTCATTGTTGTTCCCCGTTTACACCAATCATCTTCTCTAATTGATTATTACCACCTTCTCCAACACCATCCGGCGCTCTAGTAGTACCTGCTTTAGTTTTAGGACTAACCGAACCGGTGGTATCGTTACGTTTCCGAAAGTACATAAAAATACTTAAAAAGATAAGTATCATTATTGCAAGAATTATAATACCGGTTGACATTTATCATACAGCAATATTTTTTTTCAAAGGACAAATCAAAATTTTTTTTTAGAGTAGTTTACACGAGAGGTTTCGGTCGGTTTTTTTTACCGTACAAACACGTAACATGCCCGTGGAATGGGGGGGGGTGTCTCTCTCTATTTACGTGATCCATGACCGTGTCTGTGTGCCTCGAGTCCTTATTGGTGTTTAATTTCGTTAAAGCGTCCTTCTCGGGATAAGTTGGCCACGTTTTTCCACACGCCATCTTCTTTGTATATACTCACACCTCTGTAACCGCGCTTCGGACACCCAGCGCAGATACCGTTGATGGTATCGGTATCGAACGCCCAGTTTTTGTCGACCAGCCAGTCTCTCATGAAAGAGTTGCACGCAGTCTTGTCACATGTCGAGTCACCAGACGGCGGGGTCACGGGCGCGTTCGCGCATTTCATGGAATATTCATTACACACTAAAGGAGATTCACACGCATTGACCGAACAAGACTCTCCTAAAAATGCTAAAGCTGCTGATCCGCCACCATCACCACCAGTATCTGATCCGCCACCACCACCACCAGTATCTGATCCGCCACCACCACCACCAGTATCTGATCCGCCACCATCATCGTCCTCTCCGGTACCGAAAAGATCTTCACGTTTCCAGTACCCCACGCCTCCCGAAATTGAGCAGAGTAGTATCACTATTACAAGAATAATAATGACTGACATTTTATACTATATACAAAAACTTTATTTTTTCCCTATAAAAAATAAACAAGACGAAACCAACCGTGGTCAACCCCGCTGATTGTACGAACGATTAGTAATAAAACACGAACGCGAACACGAACACGATAAATACGGGCCTTTTTTTTTGTTTCTTTTTAACAACCCGCGGTACTTTGTTTTTAAAGAGGTTCGGTCGGTTTTTTTACCGTATGAACACATACATGCCCATGGAACGAGGAGGTGTCTTTTTGTCGACCATCCAGTCCCTCATGAAAGAGTTGCACGCAGTCTTGTCATATGTCGATACACATGCGCTGGGAAACACAGGTTAGATGAAGTACTCAAATTGACCACGGAGAACACTTCAAATACGGCACGGAACCGGATTCCTATAATGATAAATCATATCTCTTTGTGAATTTGTTAATTCCATGGATTATAGCTTGATCGTGGATAAAAGAATTTACATCTTGGAAAACCACTTCGTTGTTCTTCAAAATGGTCAGCCCGGGCATAGCCCTTGGCTTACTCCACAAGATCTCAAAGTATGCCACTTGCCTATAGGTACCGTCGATATTTTTCGGTACCGTGACTGAGAACAACTGTGTTCCAACAGTTACTCTCCCCAGCCTGAAATTTTCATAACGTGGTGTGTTATAGAAAATATCATCGTTGCACAAATTTTTATTGCGAAATAATGATGAAATGTCATTTACATCTCTGACTCCATGACCATCGTGGGGTGTTATTATGGTATGGGAATTTAAGAAATCTATTTGAGCACCGGCTAAATCGAACCCTTTTACATCACACGGTATCAAATAACCTTCCGATGACATATGTGAAATTTGGAAGGTGTATACGGGTACGGGTACGGGTACGGGCACGGGCGCGTGCCCGCAGATCATTGAATATTCGTCACACACTAAAGGGGATCTACACATATTGACCGAACAAGACTCTCCTAAAGATGCTAAAGCTGCGTTTGCTGCTGATAATGCGTTTGCTGCTGCTAATGCTTCTGCTGCTGCTGTTGATCCACCAGTACTATCAACACCATCAGTCTGTCCATCTTTCTCCTTGCTTGTCCAGTACACACCACCTCCCACAATTGAACACAGTAGTATCACTATTACAAGAATAATAATGGGTGACATTTTATACTTTACAAAACCTTTTTATTTTCCCCCGGAAAAAAATAAACAAGAACCGTGGTTAACCCGCACTCCCCATGCTTCAATACCAGTTGAGTTCGGGTATCAAGTTTGTATGGAACCAATTGATGGAACTCATTGGATGGAACCAATTGAGTTCGGGTATCATGTTTTTCTTCGTGACACACAGTGGGTGTTAAAACAAGACCCCCTTACATATTTATACCAAGGTTCTTTATCTATCACCGCCATGATCATCGTCCTATCCACCATAATCATCGTCCTATCCGCCATAATCATCGTCCTATCCGCCATTGTCCGTTTTCAGTTGTTTTTAACCAACGGTTCTTTGTTTTTAAACCAACGATATTGCAAGTGACTAGCAGCAGCATCACGACATCGTGTCGAACAGAAATGACGGTCTTTCATCATGTATACGGGTCGTGAAATTAAGAGTGTACTCGCGCAAAACGCACATCGAGTAGTCTCCATGGTATAAGTAGTAATAATAAAATCTTTTTTTTTTAAATCAATTATGTCTTCAACGCATCTGGAAATGGGCAGATATATTCGTCAAATTGCGTTTAATGCGCGCACGCAACTCCTTGTCCGAAATTGTCGCGTTAACTTTGGGAAACGTTTTGTTCGGATGGACGGTGCGTTGTATTTTCAAATAGTTCTTTCGCGATAAACGTGGTGGTGGCTGAGTTGGTCGGTTTGTTGCATTCGAGGACGCGATATTCTCAATACGCATGATTAACGTTTGTAAAGTGTTCGCGTTGAGTTGCAATCCTCGGGCGGTTTTTTTCATACTCGTTTTAATACGATTGAGTTCCTGGTACTCGTTGTTAAACGCGTTCATCATATTCGTATTATTATTATTCGAGGAACTAGTATTCATTCTGTTTGTCATAATCGTGTTACCGTTTCGGTTCGACATTAAAACAAAAAGATAAAATACACTTAATGTCGAAAAAACATAAAACGCATAAAATAATAAAAGTTTTTCAAGCGATATATATAATCTGACTCGTGTCCACGGTATGATTGTTCCAATGTTCTAAAAATGCCAAGTCATCCACGTCCATGAGCTGATTGGATCGGTTGATACGGATCCGGTCCATCTCGACGAAACGTATAATCCGGTCATTTGTCAAGTCTTCGACTCCTTGATTGGTTACTGACAAAACGGTTCGACAAATCGGACAATTGGCGTGCTCGCGCAACCACTTTCGCAGACACGTCTTGCAAAAATCATGCCCGCAAGAGGTGTGGGTTGACTTGATTAACGGCACCGAGTTCATACATATCGGACAATCCACTTCCGCTTCTTCCAAATGGTTCGTCAATTGCTTCCCATGCACCTTGCAATAATGTTTGTCCTGAATCGTGTAGCGTGCACGGTTGGAACACTTTTCATGTTTGCGGGTATGCGCGGAACAATACATTTTTGGGTCTTATTTAAATAGTTATTTGTTTCTTAAAGGTGAATTTTAAGCGCGATGTGTAGTAACCCTCCCCTCCTCCCTGGTCGAAACCACCATTTTTTTTATCATACAAGTACAATAAAAAGTCGGGGCGAGAATGTTGAATATCATTTCGGTGTTGCATGCGCTTCTTGTAATGTACATAGTGATCTTACCGATATGTCCCAATGTGACGAGAGAGCTGGTGTTGTTACACATTGCGCTGATCAGTAGTATATTGTTTCATTGGGCCTTGAACAACGACGTATGCGCCTTGACGCTGCTCGAACAACGTATGTACCCGGACACACCGAAGGAGGACCTGTTCATGCAACGCTTGGTGTCTCCGGTGTATACCGTAACAAACAAAGACATTCGTATAGGAATGTACATGATTTTATTAGTAACCGTTATGAAATACTATTTAACGAAATAGACCCTAAATTAAAAGTAAAGTCAACAAAAAATGAATCGTGTGGTGCGACAGACCATACACGAGATGTTGGTCGACCGAGGGTTTGATACGATCGATACGGACAACGTGGACCGCATTGTCGCGTCGTCCACGGCGAACGGTAACAGCGTCTTGGTGTATTTCATATACGACCCCAAAGTAAGCGTTAAAAACATGAAGAACATGCGCGAGATGTTGGACGACGATCCGACGAAATACACTGTGTTGATCTTGGTGTACAAAGCGACCATCACCTCGTTCGCCAAGCAGTTCATCGCCACCGACGTCAACGACCTGAACGTACAAGTGTTCTCGGAGAGCGAACTGTCATTCAACGTGACCAAGCACGAGCTCGTTCCCAAACACGACGTGCTGTCCCTGGAAGAAAGGGCGGCGGTGGTCCGTCATTACAAGACGGGGCTCCGGTATTTTCCGCTCCTATTGTCCACAGACCCTGTAGCGAGGTACTACGGAGCCTTGCCGGGCACGATGATGCGTATCACCCGAGACAGCCCCACCGCGGGAAAGTACACCTTGTACCGCGTGGTGGTTTAAGAAGAAAACTCGGACGGCTCGAGCCGAAAAGCGTGTTCGTACATTTCCCGGGATCGGTTACCCATGGTCGCGCGTTGTTCGAGCGGAGTATCTATCACGCGTTGTATGGTCTTTTCGAACCCGTCCGTGTCGAGTGTGTAATAGATCCCCAGCGAGTGTGACTTCTCCTCTACGGGTGGAATCAAAAAGCCGTTCACGCCGTGGTCGACAAACTGTTTCATCGGATGTCCGTCCGTGGTGACCACGAGCGCTCGGACCGATAGCGCCTCGTTTATGTAGTGTCCGAACCCTTCCGCATTACTCGGGCACACGTGCACACCGCATCGGTTTAATTGATGCGTAAGCTCCGTGTCCGTTGTTTTCCGTTGAATCATGCGAACGTTGTCCGCGACCATAAAGTGGTCCACCGGAATGTCTATGTATTCGTTTCGGGTCGGGTCTCCGTAATGAATTATAGTCAGTGTAGGCCATTCGGGGTGTTTCAACCACGTTTCGAGAACCAACTGCGTGTTTTTGAACCGCGACACCCCTTTCACGTGCAAGAATTGGTTGTAATCGGGAACCACGTTCGTCAACCCTCGGTCGATCGACGACCACCCCCAATACTCCACTTTATTTTCGGGGAACTGTTTGGTCAGAACGTCGTACGCGTATTTGGTTTTAGCCACCAACATATGCACATCACGCGCACACCGAATGTCGTTCGAGTTCATCATTTCAATATTAGGAATGAAGATGTTACATTTCGCGTTCATCATATGAGGGGACGCATGTTCTAGGAATATACGAATACCTCCATGTGGCGGTAACGAACGGTCGGTGTGTAAAACCGACTCGGGATATTTGATATTCGAGATACGATATTTAGATTTCAACACGTTGGCGAGCACACGCGCGTCGTTTGCAAGGCCTTGTGTATCGTGATGACAAATCTGAATTTGCATTTTTTTGTACTTCTCAAATATAATATCCGGTTTCGACGTACTCATCAAAGTCGCGACTGTAATGGGGTGTGTGATCACGGTTCACCGGGTGCTGGCATGTCGCGAACACTTTTCGGTCGTAGCCGAGAACCTCACAGTCGTGAAGGTGGGACACGAGCTTAATCTTGTTTTGTAACAGGTGGTTGTTTGCCTCGCGCAACACTACATTACTCGACGACGACACTGGGGTTCGTCTCTTTGGGAAATACAACTCGTCGAAACGATCTGCAAAAGCTTGAGGCCCTCCTATACGAAATATGTCACGTTTAAACAAACCATATGACATTGCAAAACACATGTAATTAATCATATATTGCATGAACGGGTGAAACGGCTCGGCGCACAAGAACCCTTGAAAGATGACGTCTCTTCTATAATGTTGGTTTGGCGATTGAAAGTCCCGTTCTTGATAGTCCGATGCGGATACTAACGTGTCGGTATCGAAACAAACAATCCCGTCACCCAGACTTCGTACACAACATAGGTCGATGTCCACATACACACCGCCGTGTATATACAACACACAATATCGGAAAAAGTCCGCTTTGAGAGACCCGTTCAGGATGCGTTTGTACGTTGTATACACACGGTCGTCGAAATATGCTCGAATGAACCGGTCTATGTCGGTGTCGTCGTATAACGTATACTTGAAACCCGGGTGCATGTCGATCCACGAAAGACGGAGACGGTCTACTTGTGGGTTTGTCGCCTTAGTTTTCCACGTTTGATGTATCCACTTGGGAATCATTATTCTAGATGGTTTGAAAAAAGGTTTTTATTTTAAACTAATCACTTCTTCGCCCTCATTGGCCACCAACTCGGGTACGTCAAAGCGTAACATTTCCTTGATTACTGTACTATACTTGGAAACGTCAATATCGGTAGGCATGTGGATATCGAACACCACGATCATTTCGGACATACCACCGCGTTGATTACAAGGGATTCCTTTCCCCGGAATCCGCATTGTTTGGTGTTGTCCTATAATCAGGTTCGATTGGGTTTCGACAAAGAACATGGACTTGTCCGGGTGTTTGATTCGACCTTTAAACCCAAGTAGTGCTTCACACAAACTGATGGATTGTTTGTAAATCAAGTTGAACGTTCCGTTCTCGACTTGGAACACCGGGTGTTTCTGCATGCGTAATTGCACGGTCAAGTTCATACCCGGGATTTCGATGCGCGTGGTCAAAGGTGTTTTCGGGGGTACGATAACTTCGTGTCCGTTGACTTTAAATTTTTTACCCATAAACATCTCTTCGAGAGTCATCGGTACGTCTACGACGTGTCTCATTTGTTGAAATCCCTTGAAAAATTGTGAAAAAATGTCGTGGTTATTAAACGGGGTTTCGGCGGAAGAAGGTTTCTGTGTTTTCTCGTAAGCGTCGTTGATTTCTTTGAAAGTTTCCGGGTTACCGCCCTTGTCCGGATGATGTTTCATCGCGAGTTTGTGATACGCCTTTTTTATACCTTCCTCAGGCGTTTGAGGGGAAACACCAAGCACTTCGTAAGGCGATCTCATTTGTTTTTTTTGAAAAGGATTTATTTTTTTAAATTAAACTAAAACTTGCAAAAACTTACTAAACAAAGTCTACAAATTCATCATTTGTATTTTCTTCCATGATGTACGCGATTTCCCCATACCCTTGTAGCGATCGAACTTCGTCCGTGGTGTACAAATGACAGATGTCCGCCTTATTATCTTGAAACGAGCGCAAAGAAACCAGTATCGTGTCTCCTTTTTGCACACGGTTCGTTTGCCCCTTTCGCATACTCCCTCGTATGATACATAGTCGATTCACGGTGTCCGAACACGTACACCTAAACCGGCCGTGACCCAACGCCTCGTCTACAACAGCATATTCTTGACCGTTCTCTTTGAACAACAATATCCGGTTGGTTTCGGACGACCCATTTTTCATCTTCTTTGCGCCTTTCCCACCTTTCCCGAAATTACGAACCATTGTAGAGTAGTATTCTTCCCTTTTTTTGTTTTAATATTCTTAAGTGATTTTTTTTTTTAGTATTTAAAAGGTTCCGTCATGATATTTTCTTGTGTCGTACTCGCACCACCTGTGTACACACCTGGTTGTTCGTACCCGGTGGTGGAACTCGGCGTGTAGTAATTCAGTCCGAAAAAGACCACCATGCCGGTGATGATCGAGTACACGAAGGTGTTTTTATCGAACAGTTCCGGGTTTTCGCACTTGCGATACAAGTACAACCCAATATATAGAATAATGGTGGACAAGCTCGCAAACATCATATTGGAATTCATTTTTTTTTATTACACTGATACTTTTTTTATGAAAACGAAACACATATATTGACACTGTACATATTCGCCCCTTTTGTGCTTTTGGAAAGCTCCTTTCTTTTCTCGACGACCGTCTTATCGTGTCGGTGACGAGTGTGCGCGTCCATGTCCCGCTTAATGTCTTCCTTGTACTCTAGCGCGTATTTCAATACGTTGTTGTCTATTGCCCATTTGAAGAATGACAATTGCGCGACCGTTGTTTCCAACGACCGACCGTCCAGCTCTAATACTACACGCCCGTGGCGCCTGAATGGGTCGAATAGTCGTTTGGAATACGCCTTTAACATGTTTTTGTAACTTTGATGGACGTTAAACGGTATATTCTTTACATAGTACACCACGTTCCTCGATTTCGAATAGTTCGTAATCAACCAATCTACAAGCCGTAGCGATACGTTTGCGTTATCGTTGACGATCGACTCAATCAAGTTGAATCGCGTCTTGTTTGTGTAATACACTCTTAACGAACTGAGGAGTTTTTGTGACTTGTTCTCCATAATCTATCTTGAAAAAGAATTCTTTTCTTTAAATTTAAATTAAACGTCTTGCATATATTTGAGAATGAGTCTCTTGGCGACGTTCCACAATACGATGAGAAGCACGCCGTTCGTCAGAAGCCCTAGTACGCTCATAGCACCGGTTTCAGGACTGACAATGTTCGGGATCTTCGATCGCATCCAATCTTGGACGGTGGACATGTGTATCACGATGTACGAGACCAATAACACGATCATTTCGTTCTGAAACTGTTTCATCTTGTCAAGAGCAGGCGCGTGTGCGGGAGGTGCAGCGGGTGCGGCGGGGTATGTTGGGTCGAGGATATGTGGTGATGTGGGGTAGGTGTACGATACTACAGGCGGTCCTGTTGCTTGTGTTTGTGTTTGTGGCGGGTTGTTGTTGTTGTTGTGGTAGTTATGTGACGGCCTCTCTGCTAAAGTCGCGGGTGGTGTCTGTTGTTGCTGTTGCTGCTGTTGTTGTTTACCAGACTCCATGCTACGTAACACGTCACTGTACGACATGACGTCTAAAGGTTGTTTGCGAATGTTTGTGGATTCTTCTTTCAGCGCGAAGATAGGGGTGGCGTCTTCCATTATACTTGTTTAAACTTAATTAAAGATACTTATCGTAAGCAAACAAACACACACACAAAAAATCTAATGGCTCCGAAAAAGAAATCTGGGTCACAAGAAATCTGGTGTTGGTGGTGTTGTCATGATTTCTCGAGTACGCCTTTGTCGCTTCCCGTCGCCTACGGTGCGAAAACTAAACAATTTACAACTTTCGGGCATTTTTGCAGCTTTGAGTGCATGAAAGCGTACAACCACTACGAAAACGTATCACAAAAAAATAACCAGTACATGTTGATCTCGTTGATGTATTCGAGGTCCAATTCGGAATCGCCGTTCGCGTGCGTCGGATGCGCCCCTCCTCGACAATGCCTAAAGGAGTTTGGGGGTGATATGACGATCGACACGTTCCGTGAAAGTTCGCGACAAGGGATCGTGTACGATATACAACTACCGCCTGTCATAAAAGCGGACTATGTGATTGATAAACAACAATCCAATTGGGTCATGCGGTCCGATTCGAACAATAAGACGACGGATACCGTGTTCGATACCACCGTGTCCAAAGTGAAGAACAATGCGATCAAAATTCGTTCAAATCCAAAGAAAATGACGACGCTAGACGCCGTATTCGGAATCACTACTACTCCTACTGATTAAGAATTTTTCCAAATGGTGGATATTTTATCGAGTAGGAGGAGCAAAAAGGTCAGTAACAAAATGGTCGTCAAATCAAGGCGCGAATCCCATTGTTGCATTTGGGGGATTTGGAAGTACTCTTTTAACGCTGGTGTTCTTCTTGTTCTTGTTTCTTCTTCTTCTTCTTCGACCCAAGACGGCGGTGGTGGTGGTGGTGGTTTCCGTAAACTCTTCGGAGAAGGTCTGATCGTATTTGTCAATTTTTCAGTGACTATTTTCGTACGATACTCGGGTGTGTGAGGAAACAACTCGGTGATTAAATCTTTATCAAACAAAGCAACGTCGATGCGTGTCGGGCGAGAGTCCGTGATGGCATTCGGGTGTTTAAAAAAGGAAGACGACGACGTTGACGACTTGTTTAACCGATCGGTGGGGAGTTGTCTCTCACTAATATCACTCACCCCCCACGCGTCCTTAATAGACGTCATGTTCAGATTCATTATTGTTATTTACGTTTTCTTTTTTTTTTAGATTGATATGGTATTTTGTTTGGTGGCTGTTATTTTGTTCTTACGTCTAGATTTGGACGCTTGTGAAGTGTCGATCGAAACGATTTTCAGTGTGTTCGGAAGACTGTGACCCGACATACCCGACAGACTCGATAGACTCGACCCCGAGTTGCTGCGTTTGAGTATGGGCCTCTTTGCGTTTGAGATGATCGGTTCGATAATATTACTGTTACTACTACGGTCCGTTTCGCGCGAAGCGATCGGGAATGTCGCATTTCCTACAGGTACCATGGGCATGCTCTCGAACAAACTCGACATGTCGAACGCCGGTGGTTTCATCTCACGCGCTTTATTGGTGTTCTGGTTATTACCACGAGCAAGTGGTGGTGGTGGTTGCGTAGTACTAGTGTGATTTCTTTGTCGTTGTTGTTGTGGCGGGTCTTCCTTGGTGGTGTTGTTAGTATTATTGTTAGTATTATTGTTATTATTGTTGGTATTCGCGTTCTGGATCGACTGCATGAGATTTTTCAGAATGTCGGGGTTCTGTTTCGCAATATCCTTCAGATTCGGCATGGAGTTGAACATCGAATTGGTCAGATTGAACATAAAGGCGCTTCCTGCAAGCGACAGTAACAGTTCGATTTCCGGGGCCATCGACACACGCGACGCGTACTTGTCGTGTAAACGTTCAAACACGTTGTCGTAGTCGTCCATGTTCTCCATGATGGACTCCGACCATCCGTCGAGTTTGACTTCGAACGGGTCGTAGCGTTTGTTTAGAAACTCGATACCCGTCACACACGCCATGAGCATACGCCGCGAAAAGCGGATACTCGACTTGACGTCGTTATCACGTTGAATGCGACTAAACTCGTGCCTCATCTCGTGAATGTCCGAGTTCATCGTAAACTTCTTTCCAACCGGAATACCTTTCGATGTCAGACGATAAAACTTGTACAGTAAATCTTGTTTCTCGTCTTCAATACTCGAAAACCCGGCTGACGGTTCCGTCGGTGCTGCTTCGTCCTCGTACTGTGGTGGATTTGGATAATCGTCGTCGGGGTCTTCGTCCGGGTTATTATTAGGGTACCCCATTTGTTCATCGGATTCTTCGTCCGATTCTATACGTTTTTTGTCCGGGTTCGTAAACACTTCGAACATATTGTCGTTCAACGGAGGAGGTTTGGCGGGCTTCTCCGATTGATGTGGCAACGGAGGTGCTCGGTTTGATGTAGTAGGTGCGTTACGATTAACGCTACGGCGTTTGTTATTACGCATAACCGGGCGTCTGATTTGAACATCGGCGGCAGACCCTTCGCTCGACTCTTCGAAAAAGTTGATCATATCTCCGTCATTTTCCTTTGTGATTACAATCGGATCACTCGAGGACATTATATATATTATTCTCTAAAAAGTAAAATAATTCTTAAACGGTTACGCGTTTTAAATTAAAGCAACTTCCCTAAAGAACACCTAAGACTTCAAATCGCTTCCAACACACATAACGCTTGGTACGCAGAGTCCTGTTCGGCTTGCTTTTTGTTTTTGGCGGTCCCGACACCGTATACGTTTTCCACAGAGACACGAATACAGAACGATTTGTCGTGATTCGGACCGTCTTCATTTTCTAGCACATATTCGGGTAGATCGATACCTCGCGCTTGGGTGTATCTCATCAACATATCCTTGTAGTTGGTGTCGATCATGATATCGTCCAAATCGACATGCAGTTTCAGCTGGTTGATGATAAACTCGTGAGCGTAAAATATCCCCATATCAAGATAAATCGCTCCGATTAACGACTCGAACGTGTCTTCCAGAATGCGCGAATTCTCGTTCCATCCTTGTCGGATCGCTTTTTCGTTCATACGAATGTATGCTTGTATGTTCATCTGACGCGCAATTTTAGACAGACATTTACCACTCACAATACGGGTACGTAATTTCGTCATAAACCCTTCGTTTTCGTCGGGGTACATATGAAATAGATACTTTGCAATCACAAGATTCAATACAGAATCTCCTATGAACTCTAATCGCTCGTTGGACCGAGAGGCCTGATAGAGTTTCACAGCAGATTTGTGCAGTAACGCTTCTTGGTAATATTCCAAGGTGCGAACACGCATACCGAGTAATGTCTCGATTTCATGACGAGAACATAATTGATCGAACATTTAATATTTATAATAAGCAAGTCTTTAATTTACTTTTTGGACTTGCTCTTCGGGGCTTTCTTAGCGGGAGCGGCTTCCTCCACTACTGAAACGGGAACGGGAACGGGAACTGGTGCGGCTTCCACCTTTACTTCGAGATCGGGTTTGATGTAATGCACCTTCATCAGACGCTGAATGCTAAAATAGGTGACCAGTTCGTCCTTTTCGGGACACAGTAGTTTTTCTAGCTTGGTGTCCATTCGGATGACACGCTTAGACTCGGGGTTTTGTAGGTTCTCCTCCTTCACGTACGCCAGGACCTTCTTTGTCACTTCCGTGCGTGCCATCTCGGTTCCTTCGGGAACGCCCAAAAACTCGCACAAGGTGGGAGACATGTAAGTGGCTTTGGCAAATCCGCTGGGTTTACGGGGGACGCGTTGGTCCTCGGGAATCATATCACGCTTAATCTTGCGGGTCATCTTCTCCTGACGAGTCATCTTGGTTTCGAGAGTGGCGATGCGGTTCAGGAGCTCTTCCAACACCACCGTAAGGTTTCCATTGATGCTTTCCATTATTACGATTACCTAAAGAATGTTTTTAGACCATTTTCAACGCACCCTTTTCTCGGTTTTAAAAGTCTTCTAAAAAAGTCACGTCAGCAAGTGCTGGTTCTGGTAGTTCTATTTCTGGGGTTGATTCTGTTATGGAAAACCCCGCCGATTTGTAGTACTTGCACCGCTTAAAGAACTGATACTTGAACGGCCCCCACATGTCCACGATGTCCAACACTAAAGGCGTGTTGCTCTTTCCTATAGTCTCTCGAAGGATGCGTCCCACAGACTGCACGATGTCCGATTTGGGACTCGCCATAATCAACGTGTCCAGTGTGGGAATATCCAACCCTTCGTGGGCGAGCGAGTACGTTGCAAAAATGACGTCGGCTTGTTCGGACTCTTTGAGTTCTTCGGGCTTCATACCACCAATGTAAAGACCGGACGAATAATTACACAAGTCCCGAGAAGTTTCCAACAAATCGAAACAGTGTTGTCGCCGATCGGTCAATACCAATATTTTTCGATTCTCGGCGTGTGCTTTTGCAATCAACGACATGATGTGCGCGTTCCGTTCGGGAAGTTTTGTAATCTTCGTGATTGCTTCCGGTAAATTCGGCTTGCGTGCCCTATTCAGAGGGAACGGGTTTGTAGTAAACAGTTCGTGATTGAAGTTCGATTTGTCCACTCGCACCTGTGTTTGGGACTTACGTTCCACTTTGAACAGCGTGGGTCCCAAAAACCAATGCAACACATAGGTTAAACCGTCCTTGCGTTCGAGGGTCGCCGACAATCCGAGAAGATACCGCGTGTTCACGTGGCTGAACAGTCTCGAAAACGACCGCGTACATACGTGATGTGTCTCGTCGATGATAGTCAACCCGAAATCCGAAAACGTGTTTTTGTCGTACTCTTTTTTCGACAACGATTGTAGCATTCCAATCACAATGTCCTTGTTTTCCACGTCGATTACCGTTCCTTGTATTTTCCCCACGCGCGCACCAGGTAAAAACTGGTGAATTCGCTCTATCCATTGGGTCATTAAAAACTCTTTATGGACTACAATGAGCGTCTTTTGCGCAATTTTCGACAATACGTACAACGCGACGGTTGTTTTCCCGTACCCGGTGGGAAGGGACAGAATACCGGACCCTTTCGACCGAAGACCCGTGACAACCGCTTCCACTGCTTCCACCTGACACGTCTCTGTTTTGAGTTGTCCGCTAAACTCGACTCCGACCGGCGCACCGTCTCGTAACACCGTGTGGTCGTGGATACCAAAATTACGCGGAATCATGATGAAATTTTTAGACGTTTGATATACTTTGTAAGACTCCGCAACAGCGTAATCGGCGTTTGTTTCCGGTGTGACTGTGAGTGTTTGTTTAAGACTCTCCAGTTTCTCCGGCGAAAAACTGTCTAAACGTATCGCATACCCTTTGGAGGTTAACATATTCTTGATTCTTTTAATTCTTATTCTTGATTTCTTTTTAAGTTTCTTTTTTACTCATCTGCGCTTGCACGTCCATAATCATCACCGCGTTATCTTGTAGAAATTTACGATACTCGTTGCTATCCTTGCTACTCAGCTGTTTCATCAGATTCATATTCGTCTGACAATTGGACACATAAGAGGTGAATGCACGACCGTCGCTCATTCCTGGGCGAACCATTTTTGTATACCTTTATAATGGTATATTTTTTTTCAGTAAACACATGACATGTACTGACGAACCGAATACCCGTTCACGTAGTCCTCTACACGCGCCTTTTTTTTTATGTGCGCCGTCATTTTACTCACAGTGTCGTAGTTCCTTATAATCTCTTCGTTTATAAACCCGTACGTTTCTTTCATGTCCGCGAGACACTTCCCTCCCGTAATCACAATGTTCCCTGTACCAAAAACAAACACGGACGTGTTTCCGTACTTCATGTTTATCGCGGGATAACTCTCCGGGTTGTAAATCGACATCACACGCGCGTGACGGTTTAGTAGTTTATTGAGTTTGTACAGATCCAGGTTGGTACCGATCGAAAAGTTACAATTTATCATACCGATGTACGACCGTCGAATCGTGATTTCCGGGTCACTCAACGTGCGACGAAGCACGTTTAACGTGTAGGTCGTGAGCTTCTCACACTCGTACAAGCTCGTTAACCCCGTGATTTGCAACTTTCCATTTGAAAAAATTTTCATCGACTTTTTGGAAATGTCCTTGTAGTTCAAAGTCACTTGATTGTAAAACGATTTCCGAACACGTCCTTTGCGTGTCGTATCAAACCCATGCGGGCATATCTTCATCGCAATGTTCGGTTCATTGAAATGTTGACAAAATGTTTTAATGTCCACGTTGTCAACATTCAAGTCACATATTAATGTTATTGTCGAAACGTTCAGTGCGTGTTTGTTACGATGCACGGTTTGCATAAACTGTAAAAACTCTTCCGCGTATGCTTTGGTATCCATACTGCTTTTTATTTAAGTCTCCGAGATTCTTTAAGTTAATTTTAAAAAAGTTAATTTTCAGACTTCCAACTCGCCATCAAATGGTGCGTCTTTGTCCCTCGATCATAATTTGTATAGATGTCGATCGGATCAAACTTTGTTTGTAAACGCGTAACCAACGGAACCAGTCCCTGTTGCTCAAAAAACAAATGACCACACGCGTACTGCTTGTTCCGATTATTATAAGGTCCTTTCAGCAAAAACACAGTCTTGAACCCTTCAAACAGGTCCATGTTAGTAAAACTGTATAGAGTCGCGTAAAAATGACCGTCTCGACTCGCATCAAGCATCTTCTCTCGAAGAGTGGACATAATCATCTCTTCGAAATGACCCATGACACTTTTAAGATGTTCATATTGTCGTCGACGATCATCTTCTTGTTTCACCCGACGTGTGTCAATGTTCGAAAGTGTATTGGCACGAAGTTCGTTGTAAAATTCAATCGATTCAACCATCGTTTTTTTATACTTCCACCTGCTTTCCAATTTCTTAATTCACTTTTTTAGAATGCCTAGCACAAAAGGCACCTTGTTTCGCTTTTGCCATGCATTTATCACCGTTCATTTTGGTCGCTTTACAAATCAATACTGCTACTTGTGCTGTTGGTCGGTTCGTAGTAGTTTTGGGGGCTGTTGGTGTTGTTGGTGTTGGTGGTTTTTGAGTGTTTAAGACTGCCAAGATTGGACGATAACCGAGTTGAATCGTCCGAACCTTGTTATCCTTGTGTGCCTTGTAGCTCGTAGCGAGTTTCGTCATCGACTGAATCATCTTACGATCCATGTCACTCATCGTATCGGTTTCCAACATGATTGCTCCTTTTTCGGGACCGTAAGTGCGTACAAGATACTTGGAGTCCATTTTGGGTTTTCTTCTTTTCTTGGGTTTTTGGGTTCTTGGTAAGTGTATGTTATACCTTTCCATGCTTACGCTCTTTAAGTTAGTTTTTTTTTTGTTCAGACCACAGTGTCGTTCTTACCACATGCAAAACACTTGAGATACACTTCTTCTTGAGAATCTGGGGGGGTAGAACCACCACCACCACCACCACCACACCGTGTCCGTAACGTGACAGAGATGGTCCGCTTGCTACCGCACTTTCCACACGCCAAAAGACCTTCTTCGTGTCCTTCAGTCTCGTCCGCATAGTTTAAAATACTAAACTTTGCTCGCTTCTCAATCACGTCCAAGAACGGGTTGTATATATCAGGACGCAACTCTTGGTGCGACATAAAAGCAGACTGAGACAACGGACCTTTTTCATTCAACAAGGGACCTATATTATTCAATATCATACGAAGCTTACGTATGTACGTTCGGCGCACTCTCACGTCACTCCATCGAATGGTGGAAATGTTTTTTAGTTCACACTCTTTTTTCGTATAGTCCATGATGGAACGTTCGATTTCTTTGGATATTGCAGGGGTCGTGTGCTTTAACAAACTAGACATGGCGTAGGCGCGCGTATCTTGGAGGCTCTGGGCGGGTACATGAGGTGTGGCATCGACTACCTTGCCTTTGCTTTTGCTTTTGCTTTGGCTGTTGATAACACGAGACATTCTTTTTCCTTGTTGTTGTTCGCTCCTCAAACCCTTTAAGTGAATTTTCTCTTGCGAGTGACACACTCCAGGCGATCCTTGAATATCTTTTTGACAACGTCTTGAAGATCCAAACACTCGTACTTTTGATATTGGTCAAACGACGGATGAATCACCACCAAGTACAAATCCCGAATGGTTTTGCCGTACTTGGTTTCCAGAATGTACTTGTATATGTTCAACTGGAGCGAGTAGTGCACATAGTTGCAATCGTGGTAATCCTTCAGGTGGTCGAACCCTCGACTTCCGTAGTTGTTCTTCAGTTTCATCTCTTTGGAACGTTTCCAGTCGTAAATCGACAACGTCCCGTCGGAATGGTTCTCAAACACCATGTCGATACTGCCCGCAATCTTGTGTTCCTCGTCGTACACTTCCCACTCCGTCCGATACGCTTCCACGAGGTCCTTGTGGTCTTCGTAAAACCGACCAAACTTCTTAAACTCAAGGTCCTCTTTGTACTCGTCCGTGTTCGCGTCGTTGTAGAACATCTCGATCGACTTGTGCATACGCGTGCCTTTCGTACACGCGTCGGTACCGGCATCGCTCCATTGCTTCTTGATTTCTTCCGCCGTCATACCATGATACTTGCTATTGGGCCAGTTTTTCGATCTCATCATCCGCGAGATGATCAGATCCGCATCAAATTTGGGAAAATATTGATGGACCAACGTGGTCACCGAAATGTTGGTCGAGTCACCGTCCACGTAATAGACGTGAGGTTCCTCGTCAAACACGATACGGGCGTCGCGCGGATCACTGTTTTTCGTCTTTAGTAGTAGTAGATCCATGATTTGTTCGTTTGTTGGTTGGTTGGCTGGTTACTATGAACTACATTTAATTCTTTAAGTTAAATTAAGAAAAACAAAAATGGAGGTTCGGACTATGTTATTGAAGCAGTATCGGCGACACAAGAACCCCGACGCTGTATTCTGTCGTAACTTTTCGAACAGTCTCGAAGCTTGTGTGTCCGTTTCCGCTAAAAAATGGCTCGAACCCCCTTGTGTTTTCGTAGGGCGCGATGCGAAACACCCTCTTCGAGGTTCGTGTAAACCGGGCGTACGGCCGTGCGACGTCGTCGTAAACACGGCGGTTCTTCTCGGCGGCGGCAGCAGCGGCAGCGGGGCAAAGAACCGGGCACGATTGCTTCTCAAACACGACGGGTTTGTTCGTTTCGAGTATCATCCGGAAAAAATGTGGAAGTACGCGTGGAGGGACGCCCTCTTTCATGAGAAACGGTACGTGTATGCGAAATCGACATCCAGTCTCGAAAAGTTTGACATGGCGCGGAAATTGCGTAAGAAGCTTCCGGTTCTTAAAAAACACTTTGATCCGTTATTGTGGTATTTCATGGACACTCTGTGTATTCGCGTGGGTAACGAAAAAGATCCGCGCGTCGAAGCGGATACGGTCGGGTGCTGTACTTTACGCGCACACGACCACGTGAGTGTCCTAAACCAAAACCAAACGGTACGTATTTGTTTTCCAGGAAAAGACTCGGTGATCTACGACCACCGGATAAAGCTTCCCCCTGTATTACATCAAGACCTCGTTACGCGCTTGAGTCGAAAGAAAAAGGGACAACGTCTGTTCGACACCGCGTCACCGGCGAGTATCAACCGCACCATTCACAAAGTGATTCCAAAGTGTTCGGCGAAACAGTTTCGCACGATGCGCGCGTCGGTTCTGTTCGAAAAGACTTTGTTCGCATCAAACGATCCGTTACTCGCAAACACCAAAGTGGCCGAACTGTTGAATCATCGACGAAAAGACAATACCTTGTTGCTCGATACGTCGCGAAACAATTACATCGACCCACGCATATTCTTTGCGTACCAACAGAAACACCCGGGCAACAAAGTAGGGTTGAACTGGTTTAAAGACGCGGGATGGGCCAAGAACAAGCAATGTGATTTTAAATTCTAAAATAAATTCTAAAAACATCCGATGGAGTATACTTTGAGTAACATCAACCATTTCACACTTCCGGACATCACAAACACGGTGTACACGTTTACGGATATTACTTCGGGTGACCCTTACCGTGTGGTTGCGGACTTGTACGACAGTCAAAATTTCCAAAATATATTATCCAACGTGGTTCTGGGAAAAGGTGAGTACTTTTGGCCCACGGATAATGTCGAGTTTGACGACTCCCATATCAAATACGAAATCAAATACGATAGTGTCTTTTCCACCGAAATACCTCTCTTTATTACCGTCGAAAAATGGGATGAGCTTGACGCGACCGGTACAAAAATCAAGTTCGATGTTTACGCCGAACCGGTCGAAAATTACACGTACACACAACACCCCAACAAGAAATTTCAAACAGAGGATATTGTCGACAAAGTGACACGGTTTTACATGTCCGATCTCGGTATACTTGTGGCGTACAATATATTTTACTCGCTCAAAGTGAAACTCCCCGGTTCGGACCGTTACAAATTTTACAAGTCACATGTACTCGTCGCGTCGAACGTACGCACCAGCGACCCGGGCGTCCATGTTGAAATCGTACCGCTGATCGATTCCGCTTTAGTAGGAGAGACCATCCGTGTACGACGTATTGCGTCCGAATACTACTATACACGACGTTTACAAGTAAATGTCCGGAAATATAGCATCGAGGAACTTTACGAGGTTTTCTAAGTTATTGTTTCATTTCGTTTATACTGTAAAAGACGTTGCGTATCCGCGTGCGTCGATGAATGAAACATTGGCATTTGGAACACGGTTTGGAATATTTAAGTTCGGGACTGTTGAAATTGTTTTGTACACGCACCACGTACATGTCGCAATTTTCACCCTGTAAAAAGCGTTTGGACGCGTTTCGAATAGCCGCCACTTCCGCGTGAATACTATCATGAACACTCGATCTACAAAAGATGTTGAAACCGGAAGACACGATCTCCCCCGTCGTGCGGTCGACAATCACACAACCGTGTTTGTGGTGCTTGAGATTCGAACGCATCGCGAGCTGTGTGCATTTTTTGAGATACTTGCGTTGAATCAAATTCGCCACACGACCGTCCACAAAGTCCACACCATCGTACCCCATATTTTTAGAGTCTTAAGTCATTTAAAGTTTTAAGTGGGTTTTTATTATAAATTATGGAAAACCAGTGTTCAATTTGTATGAATATTCAGCCGTTGGTACAAATAAACCACACGTGCGCACACGTCTTTTGCGCGTCGTGTATCGACCAATGGTTGGAAAAACATAACACATGTCCGATGTGTCGCTGTGTGGTTCACCGCCGCGTACCCCAACTTTCCAAAATTCCACGCAAAAAACGTGGCAATTTTTTCGCAAACGACCAAAATCTATTTAGTATCGCCATGCTAGCCGGTGGTTTATTATAAACGAGCCTTTACATATTCCAATTCGTCTTGTCTCTTTGAAAGAAATTGAAATAAATGCCAAAATTGACTGGGTTCGTGTGTATTGACCACTTTGTAAACGAGACCCTTTTGTCGGAACGTGTCGTGTAACCGGTCATTGAATACTCGACAACGCTCGACGTTTGAACGGTCAAACTGCCAATTGGGTTGACTTTCTTTAATAAACCGGTCGCGTTCTTCGATTGCGATCTGATGTAATCGTTCCTTCTGGTTCACCAAGGAGGCTGAAGCTGAAGCTGCTGCTGTAACGGGTGGTGGTACAATCTCCGACGTGGTCACCGCAGGTTGCACTTTTGACAAATGATACATATGATCACGAATGTAGTTGATCGGATACATGTGATTGAGATTCACCTTTAACTGTCGTTGAAGATTGTCCATCACTCTTCCGAAACCTGTTTCGAACGGTTCGAGATCCCAACGTTCAGGGTCCACCGATTGCCGTAGCTCGATCGTATTGGATCGTTTGTTCATTTTACGAATAGTTTGATTTTCAGGAAAATCTTTATTAAAATGAACCAAAGACAATGCTGTTTTGAAATTCGAAACCGCCTCTTTAAGTCTTGGGTCCTGTTCCA